GCTGCAAAACTTGGATTTCAGTTTGACGGTGACAGGGATTTATATCAGGCTTTAGGATATCCTACGGGAACACTTACATTTGATGATTTCTTTTCAAGATATGTTCGACAGGATATTGCAAAAGCAATTATTGATCGTCCGGTATCTGCAACTTGGCAAGGGCCTTTGGAATTGCTAGAAACAAATAATAAAGAGAATACGGTATTTGAAAAGGCTTGGACAGACTTAAACAGGAAGTTTGGAATTAAAACAAGGTTGTCCAGGGTTGACAGATTAACGGGTATTGGAAGATATGGTATTTTGTTTATGGGACTTGGGGATGTTCAGAGTACAGAGGGATTTAAAAATCCAGTTAGTGGTAAAAAACACACATTAGAATATTTAAAACCTTTTGGAGAAAAGAATGTCAGGGTTAATACTTATGAGCTTGATCCTAAAAATAAAAGATACGGGTTACCAAAGATATATGAGGTAGAAGTTGCTGATGCAGAGGGAAGCGTAACAGGGGAGGTATTGGTACATCATTCAAGGATTATTCATATTGTTTATGATAATTTAGAGTCAGAGGTATTTGGTACTCCTGTTTTGGAACCTGTCTTTAATCGCCTTATGGATTTGGATAAGGTTGTAGGTGGTGATGCAGAGATGTTTTGGAAGAATGCAAGACCAGGATACCAGGGAAAGATTGACAAGGATTACACCATGACTAAGACAATGGAGGATGATCTTATAAATCAGGTGGATGAATATGAGCATGGTTTGAGAAGGATGATGGTGAATTCAGGGGTTGATTGGGAAGCTTTAAAACAAGATGTTTCTGACCCTGTAAATCACGTAGCAGTAATTCTTCAAATGATATCTTCCCAAACAGGTATTCCAGTAAGGATATTGACAGGTAGTGAAAGAGGGGAATTAGCAAGTTCACAAGATAGAGGGGAATGGCTTTCTTATGCACAGACACGCAGGGAAGAGCACGCAGAGATACGTATTGTCAGACCATTGGTAGATAGGTTTATTGAATTAGGCATTTTGCCGACTCCTAAGGATGGGTACAGTGTTAAGTGGGCTGATCTATTTGCTCAGAGTGAATCGGCTCGTGTAGAGATAGGAAAAGCACGTGCAAACGCAATTAGAGAATACTTCTCTTATGGTCCTGTTGTTTTACAGGCTTTACCACTTGATGCGTTCTTTGAGTTCTGTTGGGGATTAACAAGTGATCAAATTGAATTGGTTACAGAAATGAGAAATAACAGGGACAATGAAGAGATAATAGAATTAATAACTCCCGAAGAGGAAGCTATAATAGAAAAGCCAGTAAAGGAAGTTGATAAAAAGATACCTAAACCAAAAGTAAAATAATGGAGTGTTGTGCTGAACATATGATTGCTGTTAATAACAAAGTGGACCCAACGAGGACTACCGCATTGAGGGATGCGTATTCTATGGATATGAGACGTAGGTTCGTTGCAATAAGTAGGGGCATTGCCACAGCAGTATATGAGAAGGATTGTTTTGGATTAAATAAGAATATCCAAACTTTTCAAGTAACACCACCTAATTATCAAGCTTTTGCAAATTTAAGTAGTTCAGATAAACTGGAAGCATTCTTGGCTTGGTTACAATTACAGGTAGATAAAGGATTATTAACAATAGGTCAATTTTTACAAATAGGAAGTTCCATTGAGAAATCGTGGACTGATGAATATACTTTAGATGCTTATAAGAGAGGTGTTATTCGTGCAAGAGCGGAAATGAAGAAAGCAGGTTATGATGTTCCCACAATAGAAGAGACAGGTGGGATTATGATTGTTTTGGGAATGCCAATGCACGTGGAGAAATTAGCATTACTCTATACAAGGACGTTTAATGAGTTAAAGGGGGTTACGGATGCAATGCATCAGCAGATAAGCAGGATTCTTGCACAAGGTTTGGCAGATGGGGATAGTTCACTTTTACTTGCAAAAAAACTTGTTGCAACAATAAACGGAAAAGGTGCTTTGGAATTGGGGATTACAGATTCATTAGGCAGGTTTATTTCTGTACAACGTAGGGCAGAGATGATTGCCAGAACCGAGACGATAAGGAGTTTTACAGAAAGTTCCTTACAAGAATATAAGAATTGGGGAGTAGAGGGATTAAATGTTCAGGCAGAGTGGAGAACAGCCGGGGATGCAAGGGTTTGTCCGATTTGCGAGTCTATGGAAGGAAAAGTATTTACATTAGAGAATGCGAGTGGGAAAATCCCAGCACATCCGAATTGCAGGTGTATATTTTTGCCCGTAACAATAAAGAAAACTAAAAAATAGGAATTATGTTTAATGCGAAAGATGTAGAAGCAAATAAGAAGGGATTAACGCCCAGCAAACAAAAACAATGGTTGCGTTTGGCAAATTCTGTGCTTAAAAAAGAGATTAAAAAAGGCTCAACTGAAAAGGAAGCAAAGGCTATTGCTATTGCACAAGCTAATGGAGTGGTTATGAATGCTAATACAACCAATGCCCAATATGCGTCATATCAGACTAAACAGGTACTTAGTTATGATACGAAGCTTACAGTGCATCGGGAGAAAGCACATTTGGTTGTTCCTGTTGTAATGATGGTAGAGGGTGTTCATAGTGGTAGTCGGGGACCAATGCTTCATACAATGGAAGAACTTGGAAAGTTTCCTGATTCATGGAATGGCAGACCTGTTATTATACATCATCCACAAATAAATGGGGAGTTTGTTTCTGCAAACCGTCCTGATATTGTAGATAAGGAAGTTATTGGAAGTGTGTATAATACAGATGTTGATGGTTCTAAGTTGAAAGCAGAAGTTTGGATTGATGAGGATAAGTTGAATACCCTTGCTCCTGCTGTTTTAGAGTCTATCAATAATGGTGAGGAAATGGAAGTCAGTCTTGGAATGTTTACCGAGGAGGAAGATTCAGAGGGGACTTGGAATACAGAAAAATATGAAACTATAGCACACAATCACAGACCTGACCATTTGGCATTATTACCAGATCAGGTAGGAGCGTGTTCACGTGAAGATGGTTGTGGATTAGGAGCAAATCAAAATAAAGAAGATATGAAAATCGGGGAATTAATTAAGCATGTATGTAATGCTGGGTTTGCAGTTAATCCTATTGGGAATAATGCGGATCAGGGTTATAAGGAACTAATGGATATGGTTTATGATAAACTACGTACATTGGAAACTGATAAGGTCTATTGTTATTTAGAAGAAATGTATGATGATTCTTTAATCTATTCTAAAAGTGGAGATGGGAATCACACTCTATATAAGCAATCTTATAAAATCGAAAGCGGGAAAATCGAGTTTGTAGGGGAGCCTATTGAAGTTCGCAAGAAAGTGGACTATGTAGTAAACGTGGTGACACGTACAAAGTTTAGTATTAATAATAAAAAGGAGGACAAAAAGATGACAAAAGTCAAAGATTGCCCTGAATGCCTTATAAAAGTAGATACTTTGATTGCAAATAAGGAGTCAAAGTTTACTGAGGAAGACAGGACGTGGTTATTGGATCAGGACATCAAAGTTTTTGAGAAGTTTGAGCCAGTAATTGTAGAGAAAGAAAAAATTGTTGAAAAGACAATTGAAGTGAACAAACTTAATCCAGAAGATCAGGCTATTCTTGCTTATGGTAAGAAGCAGATGAAGGAGAGAAGGGAAAGTATGCAAAAAGGGATTCAGGCTAATACCGTAGAAGGTATATGGACTGATGAAGTACTGAATGTGATGAATGAAGATACTCTTGAAAGAGTGTTTAATTCTGTTAAGAAGGAAGAAATTGCTGATTATTCATTGAATGGAAATACAAAGTTAATTGTAGGTTCAGAAGATGAAGAAGGCTTATATCCTTTGGGAGTTGAATTTGAAGAATTAAAAAAATAGGAGGATAAAAAATGGCTTATAACACAATTAAAGTTAAGAAGTATTCTGACGTTATAGAAGAATACGAAGCTGCTGCCGCTATTACTCCAGGGATGCTTGTAGAAGCTACTGCTGGTGCAGCAACGATACAGGCACATTCCACGAGTGGTGGAAATGCTATTCCAATGTTTGCTTTGGAAGATGAGTTACAGGGAAATGGCATAGATGATGATTATGCTGCTGCTGATCCGGTACAGGTTTGGATACCGTATCGTGGAGATATAGTAAATGCCCTTTTAAGGGATGAGGAAACTATCACTATTGGAGAATTATTGGAATCTGATGGAGAAGGTAGGTTACAGTCACATGTAGCAGATGTAGGGGATTCTACAGTTGGGGCAATTCAGAATGCCATTGTAGGTGTCGCTCTTGAAGCTGTTGATTTATCAACACTTCCAGAAGGGTCTGAATCTAGTGCTGGTGGGGATTATTACAACCCTAGAATTTTAATAAGAATTGTTTAATATAAAAAGGAGGAAAAGAAAATGCCAGATATTAATGTGGATTTTTTAGGAAAAAATGGTGGATCAGGTGAAATGGCTGCAGCTTTTGCAGCTAACGGCGGACTGAATCTTGCCTCAATGCGACCTTGGGTTAGTGAAAAAACAGGAGGTACGTATATGACTACTTGTACAAATGGTTCAAGTAAGGATAAGAAAAACTGGAAGAATGTTCCAATGAATGTTAATGGAACATTGAGAAGAGATGAGTGGAAACAACTTGACGAAGCATTGCTTGAGCTTTCTCGTTACAGGTTGGGTGGAGTAGATGACCTTATTACAAAAGGATTGACTTTCAATCTTGGGAATGCTATGGGTACTACTGTACTTGAATATCATACTGTAGGGGATGCTTTTGCAGCAGAATTAACAATGGACGGTATCACAAAAGCAAAAGGTGATAGACCAATATATGAGACTCATTATTTACCTATCCCAATAATCCATGTGGATTATGAGATAAATGCAAGGGTACTTGAGGCTTCTCGTAAGTTAGGTAATCCTTTGGATGTTACATCTGCTGGAATTGCAGGACGT